CTGCAAAAATTCTCCGGGGGATATTTTTGGTAAAACTTTTGCACTTCAGTAAGCCAGTTATCTAATTGTTCTTATAATTTTACGACTCCTTTTAAATTCGTGGGTATATTCTTTATCCTTTCTAATATACCGAGTAGCTTTTTGTTGATAACTGGCTTTCTAAAGTGTATAAAAACTATAGTAAAACTATCATTAATCTATAAAGAAAGAGGTTGATATTAAGTGGGAAGACCTAAAAAAGATACCGAGTCTTCCAAATCTAATAGCCGTGTTTTGCGTCCAGCATTAACACCAGAGGCTAAAGAGAGTCAACTTATATCTTTAGCTACGGATTTGGCGGCACAACAATTAATGGATGGCACGGCATCATCACAAGTAATTACTCATTTTTTAAAATTGGGTACTTCGATTGCAAAGTTAGAAAGGGAAAAACTCGAAAAAGAGAATGTATTACTTAAAGCAAAAGCAGAAGCCATAGAGTCTCAGAAAAAAGTAGAAGAGTTATATTCAAACGCACTTGCAGCTATGAAAAAATACAGTGGACAAGCTTCCACTGATTTAGAGGAGGAACTTGACGATGATTCGGACATATTCTGAGTTAATTAAGTTACCAACCTTTGAAGAACGTTTGAAATATTTAATGGTTAAAGGAAAAGTTGGTGCTGAAACATTCGGCTTTGATAGATGGCTTAATCAGCACTTTTACAATACTGAGGAATGGAAAAGAATAAGAAGAGAAGTAATTATAAGAGATAGAGGATTGGATTTAGGAGTCGACGGATACGATATTTATGGATCTATTATTATACATCATATGAATCCAATATTAGTTAGGGATATTGTGGAACGTTCTGATCATTTACTTAAACCTGAGTATCTCATTTCAACATCATTTAACACGCATCAAGTAATACATTATAATAATGAAGAAATGTTAAAAAATGGCAACACTTATAGAATAGCAACGCTTATAGAACGGCTTCCTAATGATACTAGCCCTTGGAAAAAGATAGGAGGATGAAATGAACGATAGTATTTTAGTTTCTATTAAAAAACTTCTTGGAATTACAGAAGAGCAAACCGATTTCGATGCTGACATTATAATGCATATAAATACGACTTTCACGATACTTAACGAATTAGGTGTTGGACCCGAAGAAGGTTTTATAATAGAAGATGAAAACAAGTATTGGAGCGAATACATATCAGATGCTAGAAAACTAGATAAAATTAAAACGTATATGTATTTAAGAGTTAAACTATATTTCGATCCTCCTCAGAATTCAACTTTATTAGAATCTATGAATCGACAGAAAGATGAATTAGAATGGAGATTAAATGTTACGGTCGAGAATTTAGATAGCAAAGGAGAATAATTCAAAATGGCATTGTCTAATACAGCCGTTCCGAAGTATTACGGCGAGTTTAGAGATGCCGTAATTCGTGGCGAAATACCAATTTGCAAAGAGATTGAAATGGAAATGAACAGGATTGACGATTTGATAGCCAATCCTGGAATATATTACGATCCAGCTCCAGTAGAGGGCTGGATTTCTTTTTGTGAAGATGAGTTAACTCTTACAGATGGAGGTGACCTTTATTTATTAGATACGTTTAAGTTGTGGGGCGAACAAGTTTATGGATGGTATTATTTTGTAGAACGAAGTATCTATGAACCTAATTCTAACGGTCATGGAGGTCGCTACGTAAATCGTAAAATAAAGAAACGTCTTGTAACAAAACAGTATCTTATTGTATCCAGAGGAGCAGCAAAAACAGTTTATGGAGAATGCCATCAAGCTTATGGTTTAGTTGTGGACACGTCTACAACTCATCAGATAACTACGGCTCCTACTATGAAACAAGCAGAAGAGATTATGTCTCCATTTAGAACAGCTATTACTAGAGCTAAAGGACCTTTATTTAAATTCTTAACAGAAGGTTCGTTACAAAACACTACCGGCTCTAAAGCTGATAGATTAAAACTAACTTCTACTAAAAAGGGTATAGAAAACTTTTTAACTAATTCTCTGTTAGAAGTTAGACCGATGAGTATAGCAAAATTACAGGGACTACAGAACAAGTATTCGACTGTGGACGAGTGGTTATCCGGAGATACAAGAGAAGATGTAATCGGCGCTTTGGAACAGGGAGCTTCTAAACTTGATGACTATTTAATCATAGCAGTTAGTTCAGAAGGTACGGTTCGAAATGGCGTAGGTGATACCATTAAAATGGAATTAGCAAGTATCTTAAAAGGTGAGTATGTTAATCCTCATGTCTCTATTTGGTGGTATAAACTTGATTCTATAGATGAAGTTGGAAATCCAGATTGTTGGATTAAAGCTCAACCTAATTTAGGAAAGACTGTATCATATGAAACTTACCAACAGGAAGTAGAAAGAGCCGAAAAAGCTCCTGCTGCAAGAAACGATATTTTAGCAAAACGTTTTGGTCTTCCTATGGAAGGTTACACGTATTTCTTTACATATGATGAGATTCAGCCTCATAGAAAAAGAGAATACTGGCAGATACCTTGTTCTGTTGGTGGAGACTTATCTAGGGGCGATGACTTCTGTTCTTTTTGCTTTTTCTTTCCACTTCAAAATGGAGCTTTTGGAATTAAGTCTCGAAATTATATTTCTTCTCAGACTATGAGACGGCTTCCTAAAGCTATGAGATTAAAGTATGAAGAATTTATTAAAGAAGGAACTTTAATTGTGTTAGAAGGAACTATTCTAGACATGATGGAAGTTTATGAAGATTTAGATGATTATATTGCTGAAAAAGAGTATGATGTCAGATGTTTTGGCTACGATCCGTATAATGCTAAAGATTTTGTAATGAGGTGGGAACAAGAAAATGGTTCTTTCGGAATAGAAAAAGTTATACAGGGTGCCAAGACAGAGTCCGTTCCTTTAGGAGAGCTTAAGAAGCTTGCTGAGGATGGGCTTCTTTTATTCGATGAAGAGGTTATGTCATTCGCAATGGGTAACTGCATAACTCTTGAAGATACAAATGGAAATAGAAAACTATATAAAGAGCGTCGGGATAAAAAGATAGATGCGGTAGCATCAATGATGGACGCTTACATTGCTTATAAACTAAACAAGGAGGCGTTTGAATAATGCAGCTAATTTACGATCCTAATTCCCATTCGATTAAAACTCTTTGTCATCATGGAATCTTAGGTCAAAAATGGGGTATAAGACGTTATCAGCCTTATCCTAAAGGACATAAAGGTGGAAAAGAAATAGGAGAAGCGTCTAGAAAGAAAAAAGCAAAAGATATGACTGATGAAGAACTGTCATCAGCAATAGAAAGAAAACAAAAAGAGAAGCGTTATAACGAAATAACTGGCGAAAACATAACTCAAGGTAAAGATTTTACCAAGAATATTTTAATTAAATTTGGAACCACGGCTGTAAGTTCGTTTAGTAATGCTATAGCCAGCAAGGGAGGGCAGGCTTTAGCAGCATTAATTTTAAGTAAAGTATTTCCTAAAAAAATATATGATTCGATTTATAAAAAGAAATGAGGTGTTTGAATAATGCAGCTAATTTACGATCCTAATTCCCATTCGACTAAAACTCTTTGTCATCATGGAATCTTAGGTCAAAAATGGGGTATAAGACGTTATCAGCCTTATCCTAAAGGACATAAAGGTGGAAAAGAAATAGGAAAAGCCGCAAATTACTCAACACAACAACGTGTTAGAGATAGAAAGATTTATGGTAAAGGTGCGGAAAAACGAATTAATAAAAGGATGCTTAATGGTGAAAGTATTCAAAGCGCTCGTCATAATGAGGTAGAAAGAAAGTCTAGAATAGATAGCGGAAAGAAAATTGCCAAAACTATTACAAAAGGCGCATTAGTAGCGGGCGGAACTGTTGCGGTATTTAGTTTATTACAAAAAAAAGGTTTTGGGGATTCCGCGGCTAGTTCGATTAGTGAAACCGTTGTGAATGCTGGTAGACATGTTATTAATGCGATATTTAGATAAGGAGTGTATATAATGCGATTATACTATCGTAGTGATATACTCGCACATCACGGTATACTCGGTCAGCATTGGGGAAAAAGGAACGGGCCTCCTTACCCTCTTAATGCGCAATCACATTCTAATTCCGAGAAGAAAGCGGGTTGGAAAAAATCTCTTGACAAGAGTTCTATAAAGACTTATGATAGAGTTGATAGTAGCCAAGAGTTTTCATACGAAAAGAAAAGATTAACCAAGAAACAGAAAGCTGCAATAATTGGAGCTTCGGCTGTGGTTGCTGGATTGGCAATATTTGGTGGTTATCAATTTTATAAGAATGGTCGTCTTGATTTTTTAAAACGGAAAGGTGAAGAGGCATTAGCAGGCAGTCTTGGTGATATTGGTCATATGCTTCCCGAAAAAGCATCATTAGTTAAATCTATTTCTGAAAAACTTTCCGATACACTTAAAAATACTAACCCTAATAGAGGGGATAGATCATATATTAATAATTGTTCTTCCTGTGGAATCGCCGCATTTCTTCGTTCAAAAGGGTTTAATGTAACCGCTAAGAGTACCGGAGGTCAAATGCAAAATATGGGAGGCGTTGTGGAAGAATGCTTTAAAAATGCTAAAGTGTTTGATGGTTCTGCTATTAAATTTGGTCTTTCTAAAAAAGATGCTTCGGAATTGTTAGTTCATAAGTTTGGTCAAAATGCAGATGGTATTTGTTCTATACAATTTAAAGGCAGTGGGGGTCATATTTTTAATTGGAAAATTTCAGATGGTATAGTTAAATTTTTTGATGGACAAAATGGATTGGATGATAAATCTTGTGAAGCTTTTTGGAAATTAATTGATCCAAGTGGCGCTTTACAAATCGCACGTCTTGATAATTTAGAAATTAATACTAAAGGAATACTAAAATGGATTGCTACTAAATAAGCAGATTTTACATAGTCTATAAAGGAAAGGATGGTGTTTTATGTATAAGAACAAAGTAACTGGATTGACAGAATATGAAACTTTTGAAGAATTGTTAAAAGCTGAAATTATTAGTTTTACGGAGGACAAAGAAAATTACTATATCAGACTTGTTCCCGAACAAACTTTTGAAAATACTATATGGGTAGTTAACAAAAAAACAAAAAACGTTTCATGGATTGCTTTTACGGTTTATATTTGTAATATTATAGATAAAGTAACACCAGTTGATATTGAAAAAATCAAAAAGAGGATTGCTTAATTGTGATCCTCTTTTTTTTCGCCAAATTTACAACTTCTATTATGGAAACCAATTGTTACTATGAAAGGAGTTATAAATATGGAAAAAGTAATTGGTTATGATGTTGACGCTTTAGAAGAGCAAATTAAAAAAGCAGAGAAAATTAGGAAGAAGCGCGAACGAAAGAAAAAAATATTAAACACTAAGAAATGGTGGTATGAAAATGGAATTGCCGTTGCAAAAGTAACTGTGGCGGGTCTCGCTTGTATTACACCAATTGTTATAAAAACAATGAGCTGTGTTAACGAGACAAGAACAAAACGCAGATTGGATAAAATTGAACGCAATAAGCAGTACACAATATACGACCGTTCTTTAGGATGTTATTTGAGTCTTTCTAGAAAGCTTGGTAAAAAAGAACTGGTTTTAATTAATAAAAGAAAGCAAAACGGAGAAAAACTAGTAGATATATTAAACGATATGAATATGTTAAAATAGGTTTCCAAAGAGAGTGTGGTAAAGAATCCATACTCTCTATTTTTTTATGGAGGAAATTGTATATGCAATTAATTTATTATGGTGGCACTTTGTATCATCATGGCATTAAAGGTCAACATTGGGGTACAAGACGTTATCAGAATTCGGATGGTAGTTTAACCCCGGCGGGAAGAGAGCGTTATGGGTATGATAGTAATACAAAACAATATATAAAAAAATCTAAGACAACTAGAGCTTTTGAAAAATTAGCTAATAATGCTAATCGTAAAGCCGAAATACAAACTGAAAAATATAAGAAAACTAAAAATGAGTATAATTTAAGAAGTTCTAATGAATGGAAAAAAGAAGCTAAAAACTATTTAAAAAATGCTTCTATGTCATTTAAAAAAGATAAATTTAAAGCTACTGCTACTAAAGAAGAAAAAAGATTGCAAAAAACTATAACAAAGGATCAGAAAAAATGGGATGAAAATTACAATACTAATTGGTATAAAGCATATAATAAAGCCGCTGAATATGTAAATAATAGAATGAGTGATTTTAATAAAAAATGGGAAAAAGAGTTTAGTGGTTACAAAAATTGGTCTGAAAGTCCTAAATATCAGAAATATCTTGATACGTATAATAATTGGTTCAATAGTGCATTGAAACAAACTACTAATGAAATGTTTGGGAAACGTCCGAAAAACCTTTGGGAAAAATAATAGAATAAAAGAGGTCAAATTCAAAATGAACAATAATGATCCATTTCGTTCCAGGCTGAAACACGCTTGGAATGCTTTTTTTAATAGGGCTCCGACAGATGGGTATGTTTATAACGATATTGGGACGGTTTACTATACTCGACCTGACAGAGTTCGATTATCGAGAGGAAATGAAAGATCGATAATCACATCCGCTATTAATAGGATAGCAATTGATTGCTCGGCTATAGATATTAGGCATTGTAGATTAGACGATGATGATAGATTTCTTGAGACTATCGATTCAAGTTTTAATTATTGTTTTTCTGATAGAGCTAATATCGATCAGACCGGAAGATTGTTTATTCAGGATGTTGTTATGTCATTGCTGGATGAAGGCTGTGTAGCTATTTTACCAGTTGACACGACTATTGATCCTGAAAAGACATTATCTTACGATATATGTACTATGCGAACTGCAAAAATTTTAGACTGGTATCCCAGACATGTTCGTTTAGAAGCATATGATGATCATACCGGCGAACGTAAAAAAGTTCTTATGTCGAAAGAAGCCGTGGCAATTATTGAGAATCCATTATATGCAGTAATGAATGAAAGAAATTCTACATTACAGCGATTAAAACGAAAACTCAACTTATTAGATGTTATAGATGAACAAAGCGGGGCTGGAAAACTTGATTTAATCGTTCAACTTCCTTATCTGATTAAGAGCGAATCTCGTAAGAAACAGGCTGAACAGCGGCGAAAAGATATAGAACAGCAGCTTTCAAACTCGAAATATGGAATCGCTTATACGGATGGAACCGAACGAGTAACTCAGTTAAACAGACCTGTCGAAAACAATTTATTAAAACAAGTTGAGTATTTAACAGATATGTTTTTTAGTCAATTAGGCATAACACAGGCTATACTTGATGGTACTGCTAAAGAAGAAGAGCGTTTGCATTATTACAATAGTACAATCGAACCGATTTTATCTGCTATTGTTGATGAAATGAAGACTAAGTTTATTTCTAAAACTGCAAGAAAGCAAAAACAGTCTATCGAATTCTTTAGAGATCCATTTAAACTTGTGCCAGTGTCCCAGATTGCAGAAATTGCCGATAAAATGACTAGAAACGAAATCATGACTTCTAATGAAATTAGACAAGTTATTGGTATGAAACCATCTGAAGACCCGAAAGCAGACGAATTAAGAAATAAAAATCTTAGCGAACCTTCGGGCGAAAACGATGAAGCTAAAAGCTTTGTTGAAAATAATTTAGATAAGGAGGAAATTCAAAATGAGTAGGGTTTGCGATTTTAGTGGTTATGCTACTAGGGCTAATCTTAAATGCTCTGATGGTAGAGTAATAATGCCGAACGCGTTTAAAGATGATGATGGACATGACGTGCCTATTGTATGGAACCATAATCACAATGACCCATTTAATGTACTTGGAAGAGCTGTTTTAGAACATCGAGAAGATGGTATTTATGCTTATGGTACATTTAATGACACTGAGCAGGGAAAGAACGCAAAGCAGCTCGTTCAACATGGAGATGTAGTCGCTCTTTCTATTTGCGCAAATAAACTCAAACAAGCTGGTTCAAAGGTTATGCATGGCGAAATCAAAGAACTAAGTTTAGTACTCGCTGGAGCTAATCCCGGAGCATATATAGATTATGTGTCTATGGCTCACGGGGAAGATAGTTGTGACGAGGCAATTATTTATACAGGAGAGAATATTATGCTTTATCATTCAGAAGATGAAAAAGAGCCTAAGGAAGGCACCGATAAGAAAAACGATGATTCTAAGGAAAAGAATAGCGACGATAAGACTGTAGAAGATGTATTTAACACACTTAATGAAGAGCAGAAAACCGTCGTGTATGCATTAATAGGTCAGGCTTTAGAAGATAAAGAAGCCGACGATGATAACGAGGAGGAGAAAACCATGAAACACAATGTATTTGAATCTGATCCAATGAACGATCAGAACGTACTTACTCATGCTGATGGAGAGGCTATCGTTAAGTTAGCAAAGACCAGCAATGTAGGTACACTTCAGTCAGCGGTTAGTCTTTATGCTAATGAGCACTTTGATACCGATGACGAACTTGAGCACGGATTTGATGAAATCGATACTCTGTTCCCAGATTTTAAAGATGTTAAACCCGGTGCTCCGGAAGTTATAACTAGAGATTATGGCTGGGTTGGCTCTGTAATGAATAAGGTTTCTAAGAGCCCCTTCAGCCGTATCAGAACACGTCAGACCGATGTTAGAGCTCTTGATAACAATGTATATGGTTATCAGAAGGGAAGACGTAAGAAGGTTGGCGATAATGCTAAGTTTATTAAGAGAACTACAGATCCGCAGACCGTTTACGTTAAAGATGCTCTTCATAGAGATGATATTCTTGACATTACAGACTTCGACGTAGTTGCATATGAATATGATATTATGAAGGGTCTTCTTAATGAAGAGCTTGCTCTGGCTATTCTTGTTGGTGACGGAAGAGAGGACGGAGCTGAAGATAAGATTTCAGAGGATCATATCAGATCTGTATGGAATGATAATGAGACATACACAATCCATTATCCTGTATCTGTTGACGGCGAGTATACAAGAGAAATTCTTAACGCAGTTAATCTTACAGGTGATTCTACTAACTATACCGAGAACTATAAGTATGCAGAAGCTCTTGTAGCATCGGCTCTTATTTCTCGTGAGAAGTATAAGGGTACTGGAACACCTGATTTCTATTGTGATCCCCATATTCTCAACATCATGCTTCTTGCTCGCGATCTTAATGGTCGTCGTATGTATGATTCTAAGGCCGATCTTGCTAAGGCGCTTAATGTAAACTCAATCGAAACTGCGGAGCAGTTCGCTAATAAGAAGCGTTATGGTTCGGCTGCTACAGAGGATGCTGATAAGGAATATTCGCTTATCGGGCTCTTTGTAAATCTTACTGATTATACTCTCGGTTGCGTAAAGGGCGGCGAGATTACAAGATTTAATCAGTTTGATATAGACTTTAACCAGGAGAAGTTCCTTATCGAAACAAGAATTTCAGGCGCTCTTACAAGAGTTCAGTCTGCTATTGCTCTTGAGGCAGTTACTACTAACAACTGATTATATTTATAAGGAGATTATGTACTAATGGCTAAATTTTGTGGAAATATTGGATTTGCTTGTCGTCAAGAAACAAAACCAGATGTTTGGGAAGAAATAGTAGTTGAAAGAAAATATTTTGGCGATATATTGAAAAATTTTAGTCAAGTGAGACCATCTGGTCACTTGAATGATGATATAGAAGTATCAAATACTTTAAGTATTATCGCGGATCCTTATATTTCTAATAATTTACAGTCTATTAGATATGTGGTCTTTATGGGTACTAAATGGAAGGTATCTAATATAGAAGTTCAGTATCCGAGATTATTACTTTCTTTTGGAGGTGTTTACAATTCCTAATTCGAGAATAGATTTTAGAAATTTTCTCGTTGAAAAAACGGGAATTGAGTATTTATATTTTCAGCCTCCAGAATCTATCAAGATGAGCTATCCGGCTATTATTTATTCAATTAGTAGGGTGAATCACAAATTTGCTGATAATAATAAGTATTTAAGATTTACGGCTTATCAGTTAATACTGATTGACAAAGATCCGGATAGCGAATTCTTTTATAAGTTATTGGATTTACCAATGTGCAGTTACACGGGAACGAGTTATCAGAAAGATAACTTAAATCATTATATTTTTACAATTTATTATTAAAGGAGAGATTTTAATGGCTAGACTTTTATGGGATCAGACCGGCGAAAGAGTTTTCGAAACCGGTGTTGATCATGGTGTTCTTTATACAGAAAGAAATACCTCTTCTAGTATAATTGCTTTTTCTAAAGCGACGGTATGGAATGGCCTTTCGAGTGTATCCGAGTCTCCAGAAGGTGCCGAGCCTAATGATATTTGGGCTGATAATATGAAGTATGGTACCCTTCGTTCTGCTGAGACATACAAGACTACAATCGAAGCGTATACATATCCGGATGAATTCGCAGAATGTGATGGTTCGGCTGAGCCAATACCTGGTGTTAGAATCGGTCAGCAGGAAAGAAAGATGTTTGGTTTTTCATATCAGACAGATGTTGGTGATGACACTGATAACACTGTTGACCCAGAGAATAAATATAAGCTTCATATTGTATGGAACTGTACTGCTTCTCCATCTGAAAAACAGTATCAGACAATCAACGATTCGCCGGAAGCTATTACTTTCTCTTGGGAAGTTGAGACTACGCCGATTAAGATGGCAGGTTACAAACCGACTTCGACTATGTCAATAGATGTAAGTAAATTAGATGCAACCGGTTTGACTAATTTTGAGGTACTTTTAGGCGTTCTTTATGGAACTTCCGATAAAGACGGTTATCTTCCCGATCCGGCAACCGTAATTAATATTATGAGAACGGGTACCGCGCCAACTATTCCAAATGAATAATGTTTAATTTATGTCGAGGTGTTTTCTTAGCCGATTACACCTCGGCTTTTTTATTTTTGAAAGGAGACAATTATGCTTAAAAAAACAATTAAATTTGTAGATTACTTTGGTGAGGAAAGAGAACAGGATTTTTATTTTAACCTCACAAAATCAGAACTCGCGGAAATGGAACTCAGTTCTGAAGGTGGAATTGAAAGACTGATTGAAAAAATAATTCAGACTCATGACAGGAAAAAACTTGTTGGATATTTTAAGAATATTATTCTTAAGTCGTATGGTGTAAAATCCGATGATGGTTTGAGATTTGTTAAAAGTAAAGAGATTTCTGAAGCTTTTGAACAGTGTCCGGCTTATGACGTATTATTTATGGAATTAGTAACCGATACTGATAAAGTTGCCGATTTCTTTAATGGGATTGTTCCTAAGGATATTTCAGATGAAATGAAGAAAATTAATGTAGATGGTTTAAACCCCGCTTTAGCTGCTCTTAAAGGAAAAGATATACCTCCCGCAATTCCACAGAATAAAGACGAAAATAATTAATTTCTAATTTAAAAAGAGGGATAAAATGTATGAAGTACATGTTCCTGAAATGGAATATTACGATGAAAAAAATGGGTTATTTAGTAATATAGATGAAACTCATTTTCAAATAGAACACTCGTTAATATCCCTTTCAAAATGGGAAGCTAAATGGGAGAAGCCGTTTTATTCCAAAGAAGAGAAAACAACAGAAGAAATGTTAGATTATATTAAATGTATGACGTTGACTAAAAATATTAGCGACATAGTTTATCTAAGCATTCCTAATGATGTTTTAAAAGAAATTAAAGAATATATAGAAAAACCAATGACTGCAACTTGGTTTAGCGATGACAAAAAGAAAGGTAGACGCGCTTCAAGGGATATTATAACTTCTGAGATTATTTATTATTGGATGATAGCGTTAAATATTCCATTTGAATGTCAGAAATGGCATTTGAATAGGTTGCTCACTTTGATTAAAGTTTGCAGTATAAAAAATGCTCCTCCAAAAAAGATGAAAAATAAAGATATTATGCGCAATAACGCTAAGATAAATGCCGCAAGACGTAAAGCATTAAATAGTAATGGTTAGTTTATTGGAGGTGATAGCAATTGATAAGGGTTAAGCAAAGGGGTAATTTTAATAATATAGAACGGTTCATAAATAAAGTATTACGAAAAGATTATTTGAATACTTTAGACGATTATGGACAGAAAGGTTTGGAAGCTTTGAAAGAGGCTACTCCTATTGATTCTGGAAAAACTAAGGATTCTTGGCGTTATAGAATATTATTTGCAAATGGAAAAATTAAGATTCAATGGTATAACACGAATATTGTTGATGGAGCGCCAATTGCTATCATTCTTCAATATGGTCATGCGACACGTAATGGCGGTTTTGTGCAAGGTGTTGACTATATTAATCCTGCCATGAGGCCTATATTCGAGCAGATGGCGGACGAGGTTTGGGGGAAGGTAATTGAATGACGTAGATAGAAGAGTCGTCGAGATGGAATTTGATAATCGGCGATTTGAAAATAGAGTACGAACTACCAGAGAAAATATTAAAGGATTAAAAAAAGATTTAAATTTTGATGAAACGGTCAAAGATATTGCTAAATTAGAAAGAGTTTCTAATAATATGAATTTATCAGGAATTACTAATTCTTTGGAACATATTTCATCAAGATTTTCAGCAATGGGCGCTATCGGTTTTACTGTTATTCAGAATTTAACTAATAGTGCCATTAATTTTGGTAAAAAATTAACAAATTCTACTTTTGGACAAATTATATCTGGAGGTAAAAATAGAGCTTTAAATCTTGAACAGGCTCAATTTCAGATTAAAGGTTTAGGTGTTGATTGGAAAAAAGCTTCTAAAGAAGGAGTTAGTTTATATGATCAGATAGATAAAGCTGTTAGCGGAACCGCATACGGTCTTGACGCAGCGGCAAAAGTATCAGGTCAGTTGTTAGCTTCAAATATTAAAGCCGGTTCGAAAGATATGCAAAACGCATTGAGTGGCATATCAGGTGTAGCGGCTATGACTAATAGTTCGTATGAAGAAATTGGTCATATATTTACGACTATAGCCGGTAATGGAAGGGTTATGGGCGAACAACTAACTCAGTTTGCAACTAGAGGTTTAAACGTTGCTTCCGAACTTGCTAAAAAATACAAAGTAAGCGAACAAGAACTTAGAAAAATGGTTTCTGAAGGAAAAGTCGATTTCAAGACTTTTGCAGAAGCTATGAATGATGCTTTCGGAAAGCAGGCTACTAAAGCCAACGATACATATACCGGAGCTTTAGCTAATGTCCGAGCTGCTTTATCGAGAATAGGTGCTGATTTTCAGATTCCGTATTTGGAAAATATGAGAAAAACTTTTGTTGCGACCATTCCAGTTCTTAATGGATTTAAAAAATCAATAGAACCTTTAGTTGAAATTGCTACAAACGGAATGGTGTTTTTTAGAAAAGAAGCGGTTAAGACATTAAGCGGATTTGCTAAATTTAACAAAAAAGGTGATTTAGTATTAAAGGGCGCTAAGAAGTGGTCTAAATCCATTAAACATTTTACTAAAAGTCTTAATAAAAAAGATATAGAAGGAAAAACCGTTTTTGATTACTTAAAAAAGTCTTATCGTAGTGTTAATAAGATATTTTCAACTATTGGAAAGACAGTTTCGACATTTATTAAACCTATGAAAAAAGCTTTTAAAGACATGTTTCCCCAACATACTTTATTTGCTTCGTTATCTAAAGGGTTATCCGGGTTTAGCAAGTTAATAAATAAATATAGTATAAATATTTCAAAATCAGTTAAAAAAGGTGGAGCTTTACGTAAAACTGTTAGAGGAATACTAGCATTATTTACGATGCTGGCTAATGCTGGAAAAATAGTTGTGGGAATATTTAGTAAAGTTGTATTATGGTTTACTAAATTAACTGGCGTACTATTAAAACTTTCTTCTCGTTTAGGCAATTTCTTAGTCTCAGTTAAGGAATATCTAGTTGATTCAAAGGCTTTAGTTTATAATTTGCGCCCTCTAATTGATGCTTTTTCAGTGTTAAAAAATACTATTATATTTATTACTAAAGCTTTTAGAGTATCATTTAAAACAGCATTTGAGCCATTTGCTAAACAAATAAAAAATAGTATAACCAGAGGTAAATCATTTTCTCAAATTATTGATTCTGTTTGTAAAGTAATTGTAACTATTTTAGTTCCTGCTATACAGAAAGTCAATGAATTTTTACTTAAACATAGTTTTCAAATTATTAATTTTGGTAAAAATATAGGATCGCTATTTACTAATATTGGTAAATGGTTTGCCGAATTGAAAAATAAGACGAAAGATTTTGTTTCATCATTTGGCAAGATTAATAATAATGTTTTTAAATCATTTGCCGATAGATTTAAAAAATCTACCAGTCCATTAGAAGCTGTAGGAAAATTCTTAGCTAGTTTATGGAGTTTATTTAAGACGATCACATCAAAAATAGGCCCTGTTTTAGGAAATCTAGTAAGTTTAATATTTGATGGTTTAAGTAGCTTAGTTGAAATTATTAAAAATTGTTTCCAAAGTTTGAAATCGACATCGTTTTCCAGTTTATTTGCAGGAGGCGGTGTTGTATTTTTATTAACCAGATTTATGAAGTTTATGGAAAATTTCTTTAATAAATTTGGCGAGAATAAAAACGCAGAATCCATTGCCGATAAGATAAAAAGTTTATTTGATCCTGTTTTGGATTATATAGAAGTTTTAAAAAAAGCTAAAATTGCTGAACAATTAAAATCATTCGCTACTTCTATTTTAGAAATTGCAGTAGCTGTATTAATACTTTCTTCTATAGAACCTAATAGGTTAGTTTCTGCATTAGGAGCAGTATCTGCGTTAATGTGGGAAATGACTAAAGTGTTCGAAGTTATTTCAAACACTGGTCCTAAATTAAAGTTATGGGAAAAAGGAGATACAATTAGTACCAGCACATCGCTTCTACAAATGGCCACTTCTGTTTTGATACTTGCTGTGGCTATGAAAACTTTATCGTCTGCCAAACCCGAACAAATGATGATGAGTTTAATTGTAGTTAGCAGCATGTTATGGGAATTAGTTGGGGTAATAAAAGTATTATCTAATGGAGATAAAGAAGTAGCTAAAGGTGCTTCAGTTCTTATTTCGATGGCTATAGCAGTTAGAATATTGGTCAAAGCTGTTAAAAAACTTGGCGAAATGAATCCCGAACAATTATTACAAGGATTATTGGCCGTATCTGCAATTATGATAGCATTGGCTGGAACACTTGAAATACTTACATCTGAAAAACAAGATTCTTTAATGAAAGCATCGGCATCGATTCTGATTATAGCTTTTGCATTAAGAGTAATGGCTAAAGCCGTTAATAGATTTTCCAATATAGAATGGGAAACACTTGCTAAAGCCGGTGTTACCTTGGGATCGATTGTTGCTATTTTATTAATTATGAATAAAGTGACTAAAGGTTCGTCAAATATTTATAAAATGGCAAAAGCGTTTACTGTAATGGGTGGAGCATTAATTATATTTGCTTTAGGTTTAGCTGCTTTTAAATTAGTTGACTGGGGCGGAATGGCTAAAGCAGGTGTTTCTTTAATTGGCCTGTTTACAGCTTTTGAAATGTTTAAAAATATTAAGGTATCAGCTATATTTAAGTTGTCAAGTAGTATTAAATCTATGGGTATAGCATTTCTTGTTTTAGGAACTGGCTTGGCGGTTTTCCGTCTAGTAGATTGGGCTGGAATGTCTAAAGCAGGAATTGCTTTGTTTGGTTTATTTGTAGCATTTAAAATGTTTGATGAAGTAAACGCTTCTTCTATCGTTAAAATTTCAACCGCATTAACTATTATGGGTGGGGCGTTGGCTGCTTTAGCGATAGGTTTAATTATATTTAAAGCGATCGATATAGAGACTTTAATTAAAGGGTTATCAACTATTGCCATAGTTATGGGTATTCTATATATTTCTGCTAAGAATATGTCTTCTATGATTCCCGTATTATATTCTTTAGCAGGTGCTATCGCATTGTTTGGTTTGGGAATTGCTTTATTTGGAACTGGTTTGGTTGCAATTTCGTTAGGTGTGACGTCGATTATTGGTTCTTTGGGAGCAATTACTAAAATAGTTCAGTTTACATTAAAAACCATTTTAGAATCCGTTCCAATGATAATTGAAATTATAGGAGCCACTATTGTTGGTTTCTTTAATATAATAAGAGATTCCGCATCTGCTTTCGGCGCTGCTGTAAAAGCTGTTGTGTTAGAAGCGCTCGATGTTATAATCAAAATAGCACCAAAACTTGGAGAAACGATTGGCGTATTATTGAAAACGATATTACCAATCCTGGCTAAATATACTCCTATGATAGTCGATACTGTGGTTACAATACTAATTGGAGTTATTAATGCGTTGGCTAATAGAATTCCTGAATTAATCTTCGCTGTCGCCAATTTCTTAAAGAAATTATTTGGAGCTATTGCAGAGATTGCTAAAACCGAATTGAACGCTGATTCGTTGGCAAGCGTTATATTGGGATTGACTGCTATCGCTACTTGTATGTTTATTATTACAAAAGCCGCACAGAATGCTCAGAAAGCTTTAGTGGGAATGGTTGCCATTATAGCAGTTATGACATTAATGACTACGATGTTCCTTTTGCTTTCTAGCATAAATGTAGTTTCACTAATAGCGATTTCAGCTGGTTTATCAGTAGTTTTATTATCTATATCAGCTAGTTTAGCAATTATTAGTTTAATACCTTTCCCGGCTATACTTTCAGGTATATTGAGTTTAGGCGTTGCCGTTGCTGGTATAGCCGCGATATTAGCTATTCTTGGAGGATTATCTCAAATTCCAGGTTTTAATTGGTTATTAAGTGAAGGCAGTAAAACCCTAGCAATAATAGGCAAAGCTATTGGCGATTTCGTAGGCAACATTATTGGAGGAGTTCTTGGTGGTATATTGAATTCTTTACCAGGGATTGCCGATTCGCTTTCATTATTTATGGTTAAACTAACACCGTTCTTAATGGGAGCAAAACTTATAAATGCCGAATCTATGAATGGGGTATTACAGCTTGTAGGAGTTATATTAGCACTTACCGCCACAGAATTAGTTAATGGTATAGCCGGTTTCCTCACCGGAGGTTCTGATTTTACAAAATTGGGAGAAAAATTATGTGAATTTGCTCCATATATAGTTTCTTTTTCATCTATAGTTGCTGGAATAAATCCCGAATCAATAAAAACAGCTGCCATTGCTGCTGGTTCGTTGGGCAAATTAATTAGCAGTATGCCGAGAAGTGGTGGCGTAGCAGGTTGGTTGCTTGGCGATAATGACATAGGCGAATGGGGTCCCAAATTAGTTAAATTTGGTGAGTCATTAGTCGAGTTTAGCACAATAGTAGATGGTAAAGTAAATGCGAATGCTGTAGAAAACGCAGCTAAAGCCGGTAGAGCTATTGCAAAAATGGCCAATATCGTACCAAACGAAGGCGGAGTAGTCGGCTGGTTTATGGGAGATAATTCCCTTGCTAGTTTCGGTCCGGAAATGGAATCGTTTGGAGGAAATCTCGCGGCGTTTAGTGCAGCAGTAGACGGTAAGGTGAGTCTGGAAGCTGTTAAAACCGCTATGAATTCTATTAAAAGTATTATAGAGATTGCTGATAAAATTCCAAACGAGGGAGGAGTAGTTTCTTGGTTTACCGGAGATAATACACTTGCTGGTTTTGGTGATTCTATTAAAGGGTTTAGCGATTCTTTAGTAGATGTAGATGGTGAAAGTTTGGCAAACGCAGCGAATTCGATAAAAGTTATAACTGAAGCTCTTGCAGGACTAAGTACATATAAAACTGAAAATGTAACCGCATTTAAAGACGGTTTGAATACTCTTGGAGAAGCTGGAGTAGAAGGTTTTGTAAGTACTTTTGAAAATTCTGGAGATAGAGCGTCTAAAGCAGCTAATAAGTTCTTGCAAAATATTGTTACTGGTATTAATACTTATAAAACTGTTACCATTATATCTCTACAAGGTATAGCCACAGCGATGGTTATAGCCATTATCAAGAGTTTGAAAACTTATGAAAACGAATTTAAAAAGCAAGGTATTAATTACACAAATGAATTAATTAAAGCGATGCTTGATTCGATTCGTAAAAATACAGCGCTTAATGATATCGGTATGTACTATGTCGATGGCATAGTTGAGGGAATTAATGCTAATAAATACAAAGCTATTAACGCGGCAATAAAGATAGCTAAAGATATTATAAAATCTACTAATAAAACTTTAGACATTAATTCTCCTGCTAAGGAAGGCGTCAGAGTTGGTAAATATTGGGATTACGGTATTAGTGATGGCATATTATTATACTACAGTCTTATAAAAAATTCTATAAAGCAAAACTCTGACAGTTTAATTAATACCACGTTTAATTTGTTATCCGCATTATCTGAAATAGATATTGATGGTATTGAGATTAATCCTAAGATTAGACCTGTTATGGATTTGTCAAATGTTCAAAATGGAATTGGAGATATTTCCAACATAATGAGTATGACACGTAGCTATTCTATTGGAGCGTCTATCTCGGCCTACAGGAATGGATTTGAAAACGGCACCGTATCTAATTCCACAAATAGCTATAATTCAGATGTTGTAGAAGCTGTAGAAAAATTAGAATCTAAAGTATCTGAGCTTTCTAAAAGTTTAAGCAACATTAAGATAGTTATGGATACCGGAGCTACTGTAGGTGCATTGGTTTCGCCTATGGACAATGAATTAGGAAAGACCGCAACACTTAAAGAAAGAGGGATTTGATGTATCATTCGATATCATTTTGGAATTCTAATCAAAAAACAGATACTAGTGGTCATAATAGTTGGGCGAGTTGGAGGTTAATTCCTTCTTCTCGTCCTCATGTTGTTCCGCCTACTAAAAAAACATATTATGAGGATATCCCATATACTAATGGAAAAATAGATCTTTCGACTATGGGTTTAGATGATGCTGTATTTGAGAATCGTTCCGGAGATTGGTCATTTATTATAATGAATGATATGATTTACGGTTATGACGATACAAAAAAGCGAATGGATTACGGTAATGCTTTTTCTAGAGATATTATGGCAGATGGTAAAGCTGATATGTGGGATTGGGATAAAAGCTATTCAACTGTATTAAATGCTATACATGGTAAAGTACAGAAAGTGGTATTAGAAGATGATCCTAGTTTTTATTATTCTGGTAACATTGAGGTTGAAAGTTTGGAATCTGAGGAATCTTATACTAGTATTAATATTAAATACGATTTTTACCCGTTTAAAATTCAGCGATTTAGCACGGTTGAAGATTGGGTATGGGATGCTATAGATTTTGAAGCCAATCCTGATATTTTAGGTATAAAAAATATCGTTTTACAAAAAAATGAAAGTGCTCATTTTGACGTTTATACTTTAAGAAAACGTATAGTTCCTAAGATAACAACAAATGGATATTTGCGTATACGGATATATGATAATTATTCAACTTCAGCTAGAGATATTTATTTACGAAGCGGCGTTAATAATTTTTATTATCCGGAAGGACACAAAGATTATGCTACATATTCTAAATTATACTTTAATGGAATGAGTAATACAACAATACTTGTAATCAATGAATCTAATAACAAACCAGTTACGTTTTCCATTGATTATCGTTTGGAGGGGTTTTAATTGTCAATTTATAAAATTTATTTTTGTGAAGACACGTTATCAACCCCTCTTAACTCTCAAAAAGATATTTTATTTTGGGATCAAACTCATACAGAATTGAAACTTTTATCTGCAAAATTGGATATGGAAATTAATAAAGCCGGAAAACTTGTATTTACAATGCCTTATACGCATCCTTATGTTAATAAAGTGCATAAAAGAAAAACTAGATTTTATGTTTCGAGAGACGGTGCCGCTTTATGGTCTGGTAGAGTATTGGATACGGAAAAGAGTTTCTATAAAGCTATTCAAGTAACAGTTGAAGGGGCTTTAACTTATCTTTTAGATACAATTCAGAGACCATACGATTATGATGATGTTTTAAATTTGGCTATCAAAGACGGATTAATACAAACTCATTATCAGGAACAACCCCCAAGCGAATTGGAAAATGGATTTCTTTTATATTTTTTATTAAAAAGACATAATTCAGAAGCAGATGCCGATAAGAAATTTATTTTTAATATTCATAATGACGTGATATATGGTGATGATGACTACGATTTGAATTTAACTACTTCTTTAATCAAGCATAAATACAAATCTGAGGATTACTCTACAACAAAAGATGAAATAAACGAAAATATTATTCAAAGAAGTGGTGGGTTTTTAATAGTTAATTATTCAACTTCGGATCATAGAAATAGATTAAAGTATTGCATTAGCGAAGAAGGTATAAAGCGTGCTAACCAAAAAATAAGATTTGGCGAAAATTTAAAAGATTTTACAGAATCAATTACTTCCGAAAATATTTATACACGTTGTATACCTTTGGGTGCGACATATGACGACGTTGAGAATTTAAGAAGAAAAGCCTACAATGAAGAAAAACAAGAGTGGAATAAAGCAATAGATGATTATAATAAAAATATTTCAAAACAAAAGAAAAACGATAAAAAAAAAGCTGAAAAAAAGAAGAAATTAGAAGAAGATGCTTGCGGATATACAAAGTATAAAGAAGATTTAGCTAATTATAAAGAAGCTAAGTATAAGTTTGATATTGGACAAATTTCTAAAAAACCTAAAAAACCGAATACGGTTTCACCTCCAAAAACGGCAAGTGGACGTACTAAAACATTAAAAGATTATGGGTACGATTCTAATAATTCAAAATACAATCGTATTCCAGCTGAAGATAAAACGGATTCCTGGGACGATACAGAATATGCGATGCCTAATGATGTTGATGGAAAAACTAAAATTACAATAAATACCGAAATAAATTTTTGGTATAAAAGTAAATGGAAAGTAAAAATTAATAAGAATGTTAACGATTATGTTGTATATAAAAATAGTAATGACGATATAAAGAAGTTCGGAATTATAACATCGGCAGAAGATGTAAATGTTAGTTTGCCAAAGGAATTACCTAATACTCAATCAAAATGTAATAGTGTTTTTAATGATTATATTAAAGAACTTAAAAAACAAGGTGAAAAATGGCTTAAGAAAAACCGATTGATGAGTACGAGTATAAGTGTTTCCGCTGTTGATTTAGCGGAATTAGATAAAACTTTGGATCATATTGATTGTGGTTATTCAATTCCTGTTATATCTTCTCCTCATGGATTAGGCGATGATGGAATTAGTCTTTTATGTAGCGCTTGCTCTTTGAACCTACTTTCTCCAGGTGAAAGTGAATATACCATAGGAGCAGTATTTAAAGCTCTTACGGATAAATCAGTCGCAAATAAAGAACGTAGCGGAAAAGCTTATGGATTAGCTAAGAGTAGTTATTCAATGTAAAAATTTAAAAGGAGGTATTTCATGATAGATATTTCACAGTATCTTCACAAAATAAAAAACGAAAGATACGCTAAAGACGTCAGACAGGCAATTTATGATGCTATCAATGGGGCTAATACAAATTTATCCGAAAAAGGTAATTTTGTTAATCTTGGTAACGGCGATGCATCGGCATTCGACAATAATCAATTGCCGGGTACAGTTTATAAAGTGCTTACTGATACTTGGTATGTTTTCTTTACAGCACAGGAAAACACGGCTCAATTTAGATTTAGTTATAAAGGTGTTGAACAGCGCTTTTTCGATAATGTAACTCAACAATTTACGGAGTGGACTGTCGTTGGTGACGAAATGTCCGTAACCGAACAATCCATAAACGCGGTAGCAGCCGAAGTAGCTAAAAGAATGGTTTATAAGCCAATAAGCGGAACTTTTGAAGGTGATTCAGTTTTTAATGCTAATCAAGATAGTGGAACTATTTATCGTGCTACATCACGTGTAAATAATCTTGATACGTTATTTTTATTCTTTACAGCACGGGAAAACTCGGCTCAATTTAGATTTAGTTATAGAGGAATTGAACAGCGTTTTTACGATAATTCTACACATAGTTTTACAAATTGGACTGTTGTTAATTATGATCCAAGCGACATAGAAAATAAAATCGATTTTTACGATTTGGGAGAAAATGATGATATTCGTATTTTTGATATGTATGGCGAAGATAGAGAAGTATATAAGATACTTCATGATGGTATTACATATGTTTTCTTTTCGCCAGACGAACTTGGTTCACAGTTTAGATTTAGCGAAAAAGGTGTTGAATATAGAATCGTTGGTAGTGATTGGATATTAATTGGCGATTCTTTAAATAAAGGCATAATCGTGGATGCTTCAATGAGTATTTTTTATAGCGATGATGTAAATTATCGTAATATTTACAGGGTTAATAATGGACTTTATATTTTCGGTTGTTTTGATGAAGCTTCTCAATGGCGATTTAGTTTATCGGACGGTTATGAAACAAGAACCAAAGTTGATGGCGTATGGCAGGAGTGGAAGTCTACTTCTGTAACCGAGAATATGCTAGATATTTCTTTAAGAGCTAAACTTAATGCTCAAATGAAATTTGTAAACCTTGGTAGTACTTCTAATCTTGATGAAGCTTTTATGATCATGAAAGATAATAGAGATTTAGACACATTGTATAGTATAACTATAGGCGATGAAACTAATAAATTTATTTCTATATCTCCTAATTATCAGTTTAGAATTAATAGTATACTCGGTATACAAGCAATTGATTATAGTGATGAAGAACCAACGTGGTCAACACTAGTGCATATTCAAGATCATCAAAGAATAAATGAAATGTGGAATGCATTTACTTCTGTCGAATACTGTCATATCGATAATGTTGGTGGCAAATCGGATAGTACTTCTTTTGATAGCACATATTTTGTCGATCCTAAAAGTAGATATATTTTTACTGCTCACGGAGATCTTGCATCTGATTTGGGTATATCATCTGGTGATAAATGTGAATTGACATATGTTGACGGTTACCAAGTTGTTCAGCCTGTAAGACGTGGTATAAAAATATATCGTCGAGTTAATTCCGTTTATCCCACATTTGACGCGGATCCTTGGATAAAAGTGGATAATAGTGAAGGTAAACTTAATTATGTTGATTTAGGTATAAATTACTCATCGATATTTGAAAATAATAGAGACAAAGGAACTTTATATAATTCTGGCGTATCAGTAAGAGAAGGTGGTATATATTTCGACTTCCATTCTATTAGTGATATGATTCAATATCGAGAATCGAAATTGGGAATTGAAATGAAGGATTATTCTACCAAAAATCCAGCTTGGGAATATTTGGTTAAAAAAGGTGATCATGAAAAAATTGACGGAAAATTAGATTATGCAAATGGTTTAGAAATCGGAATTAGTATAGTTACATCAAAAGCAGCATTGAGTGATTATAATTTTGATTCGGATAAATTATATTGTCTATATTTTGCTGGTGGAATACTAGGGACTAATTCGCCTGCACAATTTGCTTTATTATTTCAACCGAATATCCAAAACCTTGGATATACCCCATCAAGACTTATCATAGGTTTCAAAAGTGGAGTATTTCATAGCGAATATGATTCTCAGAATGAAACATGGACGGATCCTGCTAAATCTGATGAATAATTAATTAATATTTTAGGAGGAATAATATGATTAAACTTATTTCAGACAACATTAGAACTCTTACCATCAAAGATGGCGGAGAAAAGGTTTACGAGGGCGATAATAATATTTCAGCCTTTCTCATTAAGTTTCCAGAAACCATCAAAGATAAACCTATCGATATGTATGGTTGTGATTTGAGAGTGTATCTTGATGACGACCATTATATCAAATATACGCTCAATACCTCTAAAAAAGAAGGTGATACAGTAGATATCGGACTCGATATTACTGATGAACCAAGAACCGTAATGGTAATGCTTGTTTACACAGAAGGAGAAAGAGTTTTAGGTAAGACTAATACTGTTGATCTTAAAGTATGGAATGCGCCGGGAAAAGTAGAAGTTAAAACTCGTACAGAGCTTGAGGAAGAGCTTGCAGAAATAAATGACGCTAACGAAGAGCTCGAAGCTGTTCTTAACGGCACATATGTTGAGCCGGATACAAATTTTTAGGAGGAATAATATGAGTAATCATACATCTGAACAAAACATGAGACAGGCGGCTTCCGACCTTATTGGTGTTGGAAGAGGTCTAATAGAACAGGGAATAGAACTCCCTTACGGTACACCTACAAGCGAGTATGAGAGACTTGTTAAGAGCATTGAAGGTGGCGGGGGTAACCTTGATGAATTCATTGCAGGTAATACTAAATCAGTAACTTGCAACCTCGAAGCAATTCCCGATTTTTCATTTGCTGGTAAGAAGCAACTTGAAGAGGTGTCGCTTCCTAATGCTAACTATATAGGTAAGTATGCTTTTAGTGCGGCTCCCGCCAATTCAATATCAGGTAGTGGTAGTGGCAGTGGTAATGAGGAATCAGAGGATGAGCCAGAAGAAGATGACAGTCTCGTTTACAACAACGATAAGCTCGTAACAGTCAATATGCCTAATGTAACTCATATTGCTAAGGGTGCTTTTATGAGTGCTAAGAACTTAGAGATTACAGAGCTTCCTGATAGCGTAGCTGTTATCGAAGATGGAGCATTTAAAGATTGTCCTAAGGTACAATTAACGAGTCTACCTGAAAATTTAACTTATATTGGTGACGATGCTTTACCACCTCAGGACAATTTCCCATTTGAGGATGTAACTGATAATATTATTTATATTGGCAGCGGTTTTACATTTGAACAGCTTCGTGAGTATTTAAATCCGTTTATTGTTATTGAGGATACTGTCCTTAACTTGTCAAACGTTCCTTCCGTTTGGCTTGGTGTTAATATTTCTGGTAATATACTACAAGGCAGGAATATATTTACAGATGATATTAGTAATATAACCGAAATAATACTTCCAAATAGTGTTACAGCAATTGGTAATAGAGCGTTTGATGGTTGTCAGGCTATTACATCACTGATTATACCTAATAGTGTTACAAGTATTGGTGATAGGGCGTTTTCTAATTGTAATGCTCTTACATCACTCACAATTGGTAACAGTGTTACAACTATTGGTGATAATGCGTTTAATAATTGCGGTGCTCTTACGTCATTAACTATTGGTAATAACGTTACAAATATTGGTGATTATGCATTCGATGGCTGTAATACTCTTACATCACTAACTATACCTGATAGTGTTACGAGTATTGGTGATGGAGCGTTTGGTGGTTGTCGGGCTCTTACATCACTCACAATTGGTAACAGTGTTACAACTATTGGTAATAGTGCATTTTATAATTGTAATGTTCTTGCATCACTGACAATCGGTAATAGTGTTACGTCAATTGATAATGATGCATTTGGTAGTTGTTATGCTCTCACATCACTGACTATACCAGACAGTGTTACATCAATTGGTAATTATGCGTTTAGTAGTTGTTATGCTCTCACATCACTGACTATACCAGACAGTGTTACATCAATTGGTAATTATGCATTTTATGATTGTAAGGTTCTTACATCACTGACTATACCTGATAGTGTTACATCAATTGGTAATTATGCATTTTATGATTGTAAGGTTCTTACATCACTGACTATACCTGATAGCGTTACATCAATTGGTAATTATGCGTTTTATGATTGTAAGGTTCTTACATCACTGACTATACCTGATAGTGTTACAAGTATTGGTGAATTCGCATTTTATGGTTGTAGCGCTCTTACATCACTGACAATCGGTAATAGTGTTACAAGTATTGGTAATGAGGCATTTAATGGTTGTAATGTTCTTACATCACTGACTATACCTAATAGTGTTACAAGTATTGGTGATAGGGCGTTTATTGGTTGTGAATCTCTCAAATCACTAACTATACCAGACAGTGTTACAACTATTGGTGATAGTGCATTTTATAATTGTAATGTTCTTGCATCACTGACTATACCAGATAGTGTTAC